GTTGTATTATCCACATCAGCATAATTGTAATCTGCTGATAAAGTTACTCCAGATCCGGCTGTTAATCCAGAGATTTTCCCATCATCATAATCTATAGAATAAGAAGCAGTGCTCACAGAAGTGCCGTCAGTATAAAGTGTATCGCTTCCAGAAATAACAAAATCATGATCTAAATCCCAATCACTTGTAGAAGCGTTGCCAGTTCCCACTATCTCAGTTCTCACTTTAGTGTAAGCGTCTTTGCCTAAACTATTCCAGAGATCAAGCGGATTTACGTATGACATTTTCACTTCGTGAAACTAAGAGCTCTTCGAGCTTAAAATTCTAAAAATAAAAAAAAGCAATTATTGTTGTTGGATACCTCGAATCACACAATAAGCGTTAGCGTACTTGATGCTAAAAGCCATCCTTGCAGTTGTTTGGTACTGATATATATCTTCAGCAATCTTGTAATCAGTCTTCCAGACAAAACCTCTTCTTTGTCCTAGAACACCAAACATATTGGATCTGCCAACTATCGCATCTGAGTTGTTTGCTGTCTCACCGGTACCTGTTCCGTAAGATAAGTTTACTGGAAGCTGTGTGCTTGTCTTTACTCTTGTTGCATACACAATTCCTATAGTACCTTCTCTTAACAACGGACTTCCAAAAGTTTCCTGATTGAAAATTGGTCTACTTGAGCTGTCTGTTAACAACATCAAATAACCAACATCTCTAGGGTTCCAATAAGAAACATCTGGCTGTTGGTGATTGTCTTTCAAAACTTCGGTCACAGCTTTGCTGATTGGAGTCAAACTTATTGTTGAACTGCCTGTTCCAGCAGTGCCAACAGTTCCATCTGCCCAAACTGCGTTGTTAAATGACCCAGTGTATCTCAATCCTTCAAAAGTACCGCCAGTACCGTTCAAGATTTCTTCATCAACCTTCAATGCAATGTCGGTAGCCATTTGTTCAACCAAATGGTTGGCCATATCTATGTTGGAATCTTCTAAAACTTCAGTAGAAGCCTCTACAAGAGATGCGATCTTCTTAGCTGTCAATGTGATTCTATCATAGGCTGTCTCACTAGCAGTAATTGTCCCTGTCTCAGACACCCAGTATGCAGTAGTTCCAGAAGTTACCTTCGGAATGTAATGCGTAAGGTGATTCATTCTTCTAACATCAAGGTCAGCCATAGTTATGGCCTTTGCTTGAATTAAGGCTAAAAGCCTGTTAGAAAATTCTTCAGGCACAAGATACCCACCAGCGGATCCGGTTGCTTCTCTTAATGCTTTTGTAATTTGTGGCATTTTAGAGTCGTGCTTCCTGTGGAAGTTTAAAGAGACCCATTTCCATAGCTAACTCCCCTGTGCTTTTTTTCTTTAACTCTTCTCTCATTGACTTTTCTACATCTTCATTAGAAACAAGTCCCCTTTCAGGTGCAGTTTCTTTCAATGCTTCTTTTACAGCCTTAGTCACAAGAGCAGTTAAAGATTTTGCATCAAAGGATTTTTCAGAAGGTTCCTCTTCTTCAGATTCGGTTTCAGATTTCTCTTCTTCCTTCTCTTCAGGAGCTTCTGATTTTTCAGCCTCTTCCGGCTTTTCCTCTTCTGTAGCTTCGGCTTCGGATTCTTCGGTTTTCACCTCTTCTTCCGCCATTGCAGTCTCTCCTTTATTTAATTCATAAGTCAGGCCTAGGGCCTTCACTAGGGAACATTCACTTGCTAAGTGGGCTTCAGGATATGCAGGAATTCCTACACATGAAGCTTCTAATAAGTTTATCTTTCCCCAGACTTTGATTTTACGTTTCTTCTTTTCCATCTTCAAATTCCTCTTCTAAGATTGTTGGTTCTTCTGCTGGCTTGCCGCCAATGCTAAAACCAATAGGCATGCCCTCTTCGATATATTTAAAAAATAATTCTGAATCAGGATGTGATTTGTTTAATCTAACTACTGCCTTTAGACTATCTCCAACCTGTTTTGCATCTACCCACACACCCATAATTTGCTTCCAAGAATAAACATTGGGTTGACCTGTGCTTGGATCTCTTCCATGATCTGGAAAGAATGGAATTGTTCCAGATTTGAATTGCTCCATCATGTTTAAAATAGCCTCCTTAGACATTCTCTCCCCGTCTCGATCCTCCTTTAGACCAGATACAGTGACTTCAATAAATCTCTGCGTGCTCTTTTCTCCGCTTTTAATTTCAACCTCTTCTTCCCAGGACTTAGTGACTGGCGCTGTTACTTGAAACATCTTCTTGCCTTTTCTCCATTGACTGAAACAAACTGCTGTTCTTTGTTTATGTTCAGGAAATTCTTTCTTCATTGCTTCACTAGACATACATCTGCTAATAAATTTGTTCTGGTCTTCACCAGCACTTGGTGTAGGTAATGGCATTTTCTATATAAAAACTATAGAGAAATATCTTTTAAAAGTTGTGATTTTTTTATATAAAAAGCTTTATGGCTCCAAATAGATATTCTGCCCTAAATTTCTCAACATCGTCTAATGTTTTCTTATCAATCTTGGTTCTATATTTCCAACTACCGTCAGAATAAAGAAGAACAAACCCCTCATCCGTCTCATAATAGAAGACTCTTCCCTTTGTAAAATTACCTGGGCCGGCTTGTGCTTCAACTATCATAACAAAGTGTTCGAAGCCAACTTCAAGGGCAGGCTCAAAGGCCTTCATTTTTAATCTGTTATCAGTAGTGTCCCTCATTTCTTGGTCTCTGCCTTCATCTCTTTTCTTATCTTCTCCCTCACTGACTGGTTTTCTAGCATCATCGCCTACTGGTTTCGGAAGGGTTCCTTTTGGAATTTCTGGATCCATGCCTATCCTCTCTCGGGCCTCCTCTAAAGTGATTGCTCCAGATTGAGTAAGAATTTGGATTATAGCTGCTTCCCGCATCTCGTCGATTTTGTAGGCTCTCTTGAATTGCTTAGTTACATGAAATAAGCTCCAGAGGTCTCTATTCAAGATGTTCTCGTAGTGCTTTTGAAGGAATGCTATCTTTTTGTAATAACCAGTCTCAATCTTTCCAATATTTTGGGATGGTGTCTCTCTTCCACCAAGAACATAATTAACTCTGTGGGCTGGCACGCCAAGAGCCATAAAGACAACTTGAGTAAAGTGTTGGATTAGATTTCCAAATTCCATGTCTTTGTTAAACTTATTGATCATATCATACTTGATTTTTCCTGTCAATGCTAAGCCTTTATATCTCTCTTTCTTATTTTTAAGATTCTTCAATTCTTGGACAAGTTTTTTGTAATTAGGGCTGTCTGGCTTTTCCTCTTCCATTAAGAAAAGAAAAGCCGGCATTCCATCATTTTCAAAATATTTGCCCACGAATTGTTTAGCAAAAAGTAGTGTTGCTATGTCTGCCAATGCTGGTTCAGCCTCGGAAAATCCATAGGGTTGCCCTCCCACCTTTACAGAAGTTAAATGGATTATATCTTTTGGTTTGTAAATTCTTTTCTTTCCCTGAACTCGCTGTTCATAAGAAGCGATTTTTCCCGTCTCATCAAAATTGATTCTCATTGTTGAGGCTTTCAAAACCTGAAGATCTTTTGGGATTTTAAGCTGTTGATCAACAAATTCATGAAGGTTCTCTTTTTTAATTTTAACCTTAAATCGCTTTGCTAGTTTCTTGGTTAGAGTGGTTATAATATTTTTAATTTTATCTTCATTCACACTCAATTTGAGGATGTACCCATTCCCGGTCATAACAGCGTCAAAAAGAGCATCAGTTGCAGCCGCTAAATAATTTGCCTCTAAAGCAAATTTCTCGGCTTTGGTTATGGCTGTGGGTTTCCCAATATATCTCCAGCCATCCGCAATAATATCTTGAACCTGGGCCAACATACATGCAGAAAGCTCAGGAGAATTCTTAACAACATCATAAAGTGTGTCTATCGTGACCCCTTCTTCAGAGGTAAATAGATTTTTATCTATGCCCCACAAGCCTGCATGAGGCACATATTCGTCCTCTAATCCACGAATTGAAGCCGTTTTTTCAATTTTTTCTTCTTTTTGCTCTGGTTTTTCCATAAAATACTTAAAATAACAAGATTTAAATACTTTTTGCTCTTTTTATATAAAATGGTAAATATCAAATCTGGGAAGGGTTATGAGTACAAATATAAGGCGCATGAGTCAATTTTGATAGATAAGCGGATCAGGGAAGATATGTCTAAGCTTGCAAAAGAGAAAAAAATCAATAAAAGCAAGCTAATTGAAGAATTCTATAAAACAATCCTCTTAAGATTCAGAGAAGGATCACTCAATGCCTCTGATGGCTATATAACTTTGAATATATTAAGAGAACCGATCTGCAAATCTAAGTAAACTTTTCTATTCTATTCCCCTGATAGAAATATCGCCGTAAATATTTTGAGAAGCCCTATTTGCAAGGGCCAGTGAAATTACACAGTCATCATATTTCCCTGAGTGGAATTTTGGCCTTGTAGTTGATCCTGGCCTTAGATCCATCTTTATGGCAAAATCATTAAGTTCTTTTAAGAGCTGCTGCGCATGAGAGTATGTGGCCATGTGATTCTTAGAATTAGGGATAATCATATTGAATCTTTCAAATTCCTGTCTTAGATCTAAGAGCATCTTATATTTCTCATCATAAGTGATTTTTAGTGGCTCCACATTAGAAAACTCCTGGGAAAGCTCTTTGGCTTGTTGTTCTCCTAGCCCTGTTGCATCTATTAAAACCTTTATTGGAGAGAAATCATTAAAAAGTTCCCTAAGTCTCTCTTTCTGATAATTGAAGTCTTCTCTAAATCTCAAAGCTTTGACAATTCTCTTTCTATTCACATTTACTCCTAAAACAGTCATCACAGTCCAGTCTCCTTTAGGAGAAATCGCCACATCGTAGCCTATATAATATTTCTCTTGTTTTTTGCCATAAGGATAAAACTCTTCATCATTTGCTAATCCTTTAGAAGTTAATTCATAAGGAAAAAGAGAATTAGCTGAGCTAATCGGAATTAACATATATTCTTGGGCATAAGGTAGTTCTCCCATCTCTTTTCTGATCTTTTTGAGACTTCTCTTAGTCTCAAGATCATGTGGAAGATTTGTGTATTTGGCTGGCCATAAAGGTTGCCCATCAATTTCTGCTGGATACTCCTTACAAAAATATTCCTCATTCTCTTTCAATTCTGCTAAAAGATCTACTGCTGATTTTGGAGTTCCAATCCCGATAATATTTCCCATCTTGATTTGAATTGCTCCTAGAACCGCCGTCCAGAAGACTGATTTATCTTCATACTCGCCAATCTCATCAAGAAGTATATCGTCTGGGTGCCAGGTTCTAATGCTCTCATTATAAGGTTTACAAAGAAAGAGAGACTTATTCATTAGTTCAATCTCTGTGGCTTTCCAAGTTATTTCTCTTAAAGTTGGCACAAACTGACTAAGAATTTCATTATTGACAATCATATCTCTTACAATCTTCAAAACTTTTTTGGCTTGCTCTTCCCTATGTGAAACAATTAAAATTTCTCTGGGCCCTTGGAATATGGATTTCCAGATGTAATATCCAGCAAAGAAGCAAGTTTTTCCAGATCCTCTAAAAGCAATTATGCAAAGTCTTTTAAATTTTTCAGCGAGAGCATACCATTCCTTATGATAAGCTGCTATTTCAAAGCCGAGCACATGCTCCGCAAAGTAAATATAGTCTGTGTAGCATTCTGCTAGAAAGTACTCTAGTTGATTTTCTGTATACTTTGTCTTCTTCAAAATTTCGCTTATTGTTCTCATTTGTCATTTGGAGTGCTAAAAAAGATTAATTTGTTCTTTGGTCTTATATGAACTTTGTTATGACAGCTCCTACATAATATGGAAAGATTTTTAAGGTGGTTATTAAACACATTCCCATCTCGGTGGTGAGTTAAAAGATTTGCTTTTGCCATCATATATGCTCTTCAAATAATTTAATCCAAGATTCTGCAACAGGTTGCCAATCATACTTCTGTGCAAAGTCTCTGGCTTCTTTTCTTTCTTTTTCAAGTTTGCCAGCTTTCCATTCTGCATATTTTTTCTCTAAAAGCTTTGCTAATTCAACATCATCAGGAAACACATTTTCCACGCTGTTGGCTCCGATCACTACAGAGTTTCTATGATATTTATCCTTTAAAATAGGGATTTTGTTGTTTGGGCGGCATAATTCACCAGCAGTAGTACAATCTGTCATTAGAAGTGGTGTTCCGGCTGCCTGGCACTCAATTCCTGGAAGACCCCAGCCTTCTCCACCTGTTGCAAAGCAGAATACATCCATAAGATTATAGATCTCATTCATTTCCTTAGTGGAAATCTCCTGTCTAACTACCACATTCATTAAAGGCCTCGTAAGGATTACTTTTTGCTTTTCAACTAACTCTGGATCAACCTCATTCTCAAATTTAGCAATTAAAGTTGTGAGAATCCATCCATGGCCAGGAGGCATGTGATCTGTGTGAAGTAGCAAAACAACATCTTGTTTATCTTTAGCAAATTGAGCATATCCTTTAATAAGCCTATCCAACATTTTCCTAATTTGATTTCTGCCAACAAAACCAACAACAAATTTATCTTGAAGTTTGAATTTTAACCTAGCAGCCTCCCTATCTATTGAATGATAGGTCTCTAAATCTACTCCGTGCGGAATCATTGTTAAGTTCTTTACTCCATGTTCTTTCATTTGTTCTTCTCCAAACTTAGACATTGCGATCACAACATCAGGCCCTTCAAAAATCTTATCCCACGCAGTGTAATCCCATGTGTGAGTATCAATCGGCACGTAAGCTAACCATTTTCCTTGCCAGCCCATCTTTCTAGCTTCATTCACATACTTAATGTAGCCATGCTGATAACCAACATCACATAGAGTCACAAAGATTTGTGGTTTATATTTCATAAGATTAATCAAGGTTGTGTCCCAGCCATACTCTAGTTTACCTGTAACAGGAAGCATGGTATAGCCTTCAACTCTTTTATGTGGTCTATCTCTGCTTTGCCAGCCAAGGTGCATGAACTCCCAGTCTGGTTTTAGCTTGCACCACCTAGTAAGAAGATTATCCCATACACAACCATATCCGCTTGAAGTTTTAGGATTATCTCCGTATGAAAGGACTTTTATTTTTCCTTTAGGAACTTCAAGATCTTTTTCGCTGTCTGATCCCATGTTAAATTTTTTCTGATAAACTCTGAGTCTTTTAAAGCCTTCTCTTTTAATTCTTTTTTATGTTCATAAGCATAACGCATTTGTTTCTTTAAACTTTCAAAATCAATTTTGGC